GTACATCAATTTGTGCAGGCCCAGGGGGAGTTTGAAATCATAGGTTTTAGCAACATCGCAGCTTTCCCAATCCATCGGCGCCATGCTGGGGTCAATTACTCGATATTGGCCTCGTTTATTTCCAGTTCGGGTAACCAAATTCTCTTTGGCCATTCGTATTAAGATGGTACTGACATTTTTTATGTCGACACGTGTCGACAACTTCAATTCTTTGACGACATCTGTCGACAAGAAGATGCCATCTGTCGCCAACACCCATTCCCGAACTTCATCGCTCAGGGTGCGTTTGGCAGTTTCTTTGGGGAAGGGGATCAGGCTTTGCAGCAGGTCCAGGTAGGAAGAAAGTTGGGTTTGGCTGACCGGGATTCCATTGCCGGCTGCTTTGGAAATATCCTGGGCAAGGTCCAAAAGTGAGGTTTTAATTCTCGACTGGTACTCAGGCGAATCTACATTCACGAGGGTTGGCACTTCGGGCATGGCATAGCTCCTTTTTTTCCTTCCGGCGTAACTCCGTACACCAGTCCTTCATCATTGCAGGTTGGGCAATCAGGTAATCGGGTAGTTTGATACCAGGGGTGTTTCTTAAGCCAGGTACTCGGCCAGGTACGAGGGGGTGGTGGGGATTTTTTAAGCGCAACGAGCAGTAGTGATATATCGGGCAATTTTTTAGCACGTTCCAGTTTATCCCACTCCTGGCCTGCTGTTGTGGTGGCTTTTTTATCGGTGATCGGGTTGGGCCAGGCTTCCAGAAAGACGCTAAAAGCTGGCGACCGGGTGAATCCTGTAAGCCCGGCTTTTTTTAACCGCATTTCGTATTGATTCACTTCTTGAGGCGTTTTCCGGGGTGCCGATTCTTTTGTTTCTGGATCACCGGAACCATGGTGTGCTGCCTGGAAGCAGTCGGCCTTTGAAGCAATTTGTCGGTGACCCATTTCAGGCCATTGATTAAGCCTGATGTGTAGCGGATTTCCCTCAAGCTGCAAAATTCCACACTTTTCTAAGACTGTCAATAGTGGTGCTATGTTAAGTTTTTGATCTGGAAAAACTTTAGCGGCAATGGTTTCAAATTTTTCTAAAATTACCCCCTCTCGATTAGCGAGTAAATGCAGACCGTAATGAAGCTTGCAAAGGTTCATATTTGCTCTGTGTTAATTGATTAAATAACTATTAAATAAGGAGAGGCAATTTAAGGCATAAAATAGCAATGTTCAGCAAGTGTTCGGTAGAGTAAGACCACAATATCACCTTAATTTGGAATGATCAAGAAAATTTTACAGTAAGTTCAATTTTTTTCTTGCAAACCTTCAATTTTGGTATAGAATATTTTCAGATTCGGTTAACATCATTTTACTATAATTCAAGTTTTAACAATGAATATAGCTTGATTCAAACAAAGAGTTTAAATGTCTTGTTCGGGTAGTTTTAAAGGAGGAATTTATGGCGTTATTTGAAGAAGCTGTAAGAGAAAAGGCCAAGTTAAGGTTGGCGTTGGCTGGCCCGGCTGGGTCCGGTAAGACCATGAGTGCCCTGCGAATTGCCAAGGGCATGGCTGAAATTTTGAATCTCAGAATCGGGGTAATTGACACCGAGAAAAGATCGAGTGCTCTTTATGCGGGGAAAAATGTCAAGGGGCGGTTAATGCCGGATGGATGGGAATTGCCGTTTGCAGTCCTGCCTTTCAATCCCCCTTTCGAACCCCGTAAGTATGTCAAGGGCATTAAGGTGGCTGAGGAAGAGGGTATCGGTATTTTGATTATCGACAGCATCAGCCACGAGTGGAATGGCCAGGGAGGGGTCCTGGAAATGGTGGACGCCGCGGCCAAGGCGCAGAAGAACGCCTACACTGCCTGGAAGGTCCCTTCTGAGGAACACACCAAGTTTGTTGAGGCGATGTTGCAAAGCCCTCTCCATATCATTGCCACCATCCGGTCCAAGACGGCCTATGAAGTGGTGGAACGGAATGGCAGGAAGGTTCCCGAGAAGATTGGCCTGGCGCCAGTGCAACGGGAAGGCATGGATTTCGAGTTTAGTACGGTTTTGGATTTGTCCGTTGACGGCCATGTGGCTTTGGCTTCGAAAGACAGAACCGGCCTCTTCGATGGGATTCCTCGTGTGCTTACTGAGGAAACTGGCAAGATGATGATTCATTGGCTCAAAGATGAACCCCAGGAGGGAGAATGGCAAAATGTGGATGCGGTTGTGGTCGAGAAACCCGAATAGCTGATCGTACTTTCACAAAATATGGGATTTTTAAAGGTCAGTCTTTGCGTTTTATTAAAGGTCATAGCGGGGGTGCAAGGTCGGGCAAAGATCATCCGGGCTGGAAAGGTGGTAGACAATTAAGGGGTGGCTATATTGTTATTTATCAACCTGGGCACCACAGGGCCGATAAAAAAGGATATGTGTTTGAACATATTTTGGTAGCCGAACAAGCCCTGGGCCGTCCTATTTTGATTTCAGAAGCAGTACATCATATTGATGGTAAAAAGAAAAATAATGTGCCTGGCAATTTAATGGTTTTTGCTACAACCGCCATGCACACAGCTTTTGAAAGAAGAAAAGCTGCATAAGGAGAAAATCAACATGGAAAACAACATTCGTTTTACTATTGATCAGGTAGCTGAAATGGTGGGAGTTCACAAATCCACCTTGCGTTATTGGGGGAAGATTTTTGATATTGATACCCCCCGAAGCGAGGGCCGGCAACGTCGTTACCCTGCCGACCAGGTGGACCTCTTGAAAACCATCAAGCAATATTATGATGATGGATACTCCACCCGGGGTGTCCGGATGCAGCTGGAGGAAGCTGGTGGAACTGCTTAGGCTCTACTGGCAGCGCCTGGGGTGCTGGTGCGGGCTGGTGGGCCGGGACTGGTACGGACGTATTGGCCCGGTCACGGCCTGGCGGGTCGCCTGTTCGATTCATCCTCTGGAGGATCTTAAGAAGTGGTGGCTGGGAACCGGGTGGATGGGACCCGGGGCCCCTGACTGGTATGTCGGATATTTGGATTCGGCTATTGCCTTACATTTTGGAAGAAAACCACAAAAGGAGATTCAAGATGAGCTTCACCAAGGAAATCCCGTTTGATCTTACCGATGATGAGGTTCGTGAGTATTCCGAACAACTGGCCCGGGGCATTCAAGACATCGAGGGGATGAAGGGGGCTCGAAAGATCGAAGTCAAGCAGCGCAACGTCGAAATCCTGGAGCTCCAGGATCAGGTTGACGACCTGGCTGATAAGGTCATCAACCGTACCGAACTCCGGGAAGTTGAATGTGAGTGGCGCAAAGACTTTGATGCGGCCATGATGGTAATGGTGCGCCTGGACACCCTGGAGATCGTCGACTCCCGGCCCATGGACGAGGACGAGAAGCAGTTGGGCCTCCCCATGCAGGACGGGGCGGACAAGGACGAGGATAAAGCGGCATGAGCCCCCGGGGGAAAAGGGATGCTGACACACCTTTCTTGAGCCAGACGGAGATTTCGGCCGAACGTACCGCGGCAGAGATTCAAGAAATTTTAGGGCGCCGGGCCAAACGGGTCATGACGGAATACGACGCCGGCGAGGTTGTGGCTATCTCTTTTTCCCTGATAATTCAAGATAAGGAGGTTTTCTTTCGGCTCCCGGTGCGCTGGCGAAACTATTTCAAGGTCCTCCAGGAGGCAGCCAAGAAGAAACGAGGCAACTCCCTTGTGGAACCCGAGCAAGCCCGGCGCACCGCCTGGCGAGTTGCTAAAGCAGGCCTTGAGGCTCAATTGGCCTGGGTTGATTCCGGCATGGTGGAAATCCAGGAGGTTTTTTTGCCCTATGTGGTGCAGGGCAAGGACCAGGAAACTCTCTATGAACGGTTAGCCAAATCTGATTTTCTCTTGGAGCATAAATAGTGACGCAGTTAATTTCTCCCGAAGAACTGGCAAGACGTCTCTGCGTACCCAAGGTGACGCCAGGCTTATGTGAATGTGGTTGTGGCCAAAGAACTGCAATCGCCCCTAAAAATGATTCAAGAAAGGGCATCGTGAAGGGTCAACATATGCGGTTTGTTAATGGTCACAACCACAATAGTGAAAATCATCCTCAGTGGAAAGGAGGAAGGTTTATTCATAAAACTGGCTATGTAAAAATACATAGTCCAGATCATCCAAGAGCCGTTGGGGGATACGTTTTTGAACATGTTTTGGTTATGGAAAAAGTTTTAGGCAGACCAATTTTATCAACAGAGGCGATTCATCATATTGATGAGGTTCGTCACAATAATGATCCTGGCAACCTAATGTTGTTTGCTAAAATTGTAATGCATACGAGATTTCATGGTGGCTTGAAGGGATGGAGCAATGGACCTGCAATTAATCTCGGCTAAGGATTTGGCCAAAAAACTCGGCGTGCCCCCAGTTACCGTTTTTTCCTGGGTGCGCCGGGGTGTGATACCGCACTATAAGATAGAGCGGTGCGTGCGGTTCGATGCGGAAGAAATTGAAACATGGCTTAAGGATAAAAAAAGGGGGGCTACTGGATGAGGGAACTTTTTAAAGGGCAGGAAGTGATGATTTACCATGACCCATTAACACAAACGAAAGAAGAAGGTTTGGCGGTTTTGCTACGTCGGGCCAATTCAACTATTCCAGAGTGTGAGCTTTGGAAGGTAAAATTTTTGGGTTTTGGTGATGAAGTTTTTCGGTTCATCTTGACAAAAAATCCTTCTTAAGTTACCAGTTTTTTAGGATGGTAACTGCCCATGATTTTAGACTGGATTCCGAGCTGGCTAATTAAGACAGGACAAGTTTGTGGATTAATTATTTTAATTTGGATAATTGTTAAAAATGTTAAAGGTTGTCGATCATGAAGCCCAAGAAGGTTTTTAACAAAGGTGGCGGGTATGCTTGGCTTATTGACTTCTACGACGACAAGGGGAAAAGAGTCAAGAGGCGTTTCAAGAAGCTGGCCGACGCCGAGGCCGTGCTTGCCCGGGTGGTGGTATCCAAAAAAGAGGGTAAATATGGGGAGGTTTTCGGTAAGAAAGAAGTGGCCCGAACTTTTGATGATTTATCCTTTGACTACCTGGTGCTCATGGACGATAAACGTAACATCATCGACAAAACTCAAATCATAAAGACTGTCCTGTATCCCGCTTTTTTGAACCTTTCCCTGAAAAACATCACCTATCGGGACCTGGAATTGTTTCGCCGCGGCCGGGAGAAGACTCCTACCGGCCGGGGGCCCCGGAGCATGGCCCGGGTCAACCGGGAAATGGCGGTACTGCGGCACATGCTCAACAAGGCGGTGTCTTGGGGCTGGCTTGAGGTCAATCCTTTTAGCAAGGGTGAGTCTCTGTTTGCCCGGGAACGGAACGCTCGCGGCAGGTTTCTTTCTCAGGAAGACGCGAGCCGACTTCTCGCCGCGTGCGCTGATCATCTTCGGCCGATAGTCGAGACTGCCTTGAACACCGGCATGAGGAAGGGGGAGATCCTGGCGCTGCGTTGGGAGTGGATCCGCGGTGCCTGGGTGTACCTGCCTGGGGGCATGGTCAAGTCCGGGGAGGGCCGGCCGGTGCCTTTGAACCAGGCCCAGGTGGAAGTGTTCAAGGAGGTTCGGGCAAAGGTGGAGCTTAAGAGTCCCTACGTCTTCCCCGGGGTCAAGGGTCTTCCCCTGGTAACCATCCGGAAAGGGTTCGAGGCGGCGTGTCGCCGGGCCGGGATCGAGGATTTCCACTTTCATGATCTGCGGCATACCTGCGCTTCCTGGCTGGTGATGGCCGGGGCCTCGCTTAAGGCGGTGCAACAGCAGCTCGGCCACGCTACCCTGACCATGACCATGCGTTACGCTCACCTGGCGCCGGGCCACCAGCAAGAGGCGATAAATTTGATCGGGACACGAGGGGTGAAGAGTGATTCGGGAAACCAAAAAACTAAGATTAGTTAATAAGGCCTTCCCTTTAATTTTTTGGCAATTTTGTGAGGTCTGCAAAAAGGATTTTGTCAGAGAATGGGGTTGGAGTTCGACGATCGGGGGTGAAGGCTGGCATACCTTTATCTGTTTGCGTTGTGCTCCTACAAGGGAAGAGGCTCAGAAATTGTTTGAAGAACTTCCTGGGAAACCATGGCTTGATATCATCCGTGAAGGCAAGGTGAAAAAGGGCGGGCGAAATAGCCCTCCTAAAACTCCAAGACCTAATGCAAAACCAATAGCCCTCAAGCCTGACCGGGACCAGGGAGGTTGTATGTCAGAAGAAATCATTTGCACCAAAAATTTAAAACTAGTAGCTCATGAAAAGATGGATATTGGGAAATTTTTTGCGCTTTTGGCTAGTGGCGACCTTGATAATTTTTCTGTAGGTGGCCATGAATATGTCAGAGTGAAAAATTCTGATCGGGATCAGGGAGGTAAAGAGTTCATATGGTAAAGAAAGTTCAAAATAAAAATGGCTATGCTTGGCTGGCTGACGGTTATATAGATGGCCGGCGAACAAAGCGACGGTTTCGATCAAGGGCAGACGCAGAGCTTTTTGCCGCTCATAATTCGATCAACAGGAAAGCGCCGATTCAAAATGGCTTTGCCAATCCGTTCAGACTTTCTGGCGTACCCTATGAATATGATGCAGCCTTGGTTAACAAATCTCTGGTGTATTTTATTCAGGACGGAAACGGCTTTATAAAAATCGGGTTTAGCACTAATTTTCTTGCTCGATTTAATGACATCAATGTCGCGGTTTCTTCTCATCTGACTATTTTGGGGGTGATCTTCGGAACTCATAAACGAGAAAAAGAAATCCATCGGCAGTTTTCTCATTTGCGGATAAAGGGAGAGTGGTTTCGGGTTACCGAAGAACTTTTGTCTTTTATCCGCATGACTACCCAATCAGCACCTATTTGGCCTTTAATTTCAATCGCTTCTTGATTCGGGTAATTATTTCAATATGTTGAAAATCGGGGAACATTTTGGGAACATCGTCAGTATTTTCGGCCCCCAAAGAAGGCCTTCCACCAGATAATCAAGATTAGGGGAACCAGTAAGATGCCGATAATCCATGATATTTTGTCCCACATTTTGACTCCTGGTGTGGCGCGCCCGGAGGGATTTGAACCCCCGACACTCGGATTCGTAGTCCTGGGTAAGTGCTTTGCAAAACCCACGCCAACCGTAGCTTTCCAAGATAGTTCAAATACTTGTCAAGTTTCACTGGCTATGTGGATTATGCTGATTATTGCCAATTATATCAAGTGTAGTCCACATTCCGGGAACATGGCCATCCTTGGAGGTTTTAATGGCTAGAGGATCTTCACTCGACATTGAGGTCCTGGCCCTCCGGTTCATGGTGATCGTGACAAACCTGGGAGGGGTGTTCACCTGGGAGAAATTTGCTAAGTCAAAAACCTGGAAGCTTTTGAAAGATCGGATCTCCACCGAGGAAGAACAGGAGTTTAAGGCGGTTTGTTTAGAATATGATTTGGAAAGAGCATGGGAGTCTCTGGCGCCGCCTGATGAGTCTACAGGGGCCTCCGGATGAATCGGCCCTACCCCATGGGCAAGAACCTGATCGTCTAATTTAACAAATCACAACAAACCAAAATCCCAAAAAAAAGGAAGGAGATAGATTATGGCGAAAAATCCGAATCCAGGCATGTGTAAGAAGCACCCGGAGGTTGAGGCAGTGAAAAGGCATGACGGCATTTCTACCGGGTGCTGTGCAGCGTGTCTCGCGGCCCGGGGGCATAAAGGCGGCAAATCCAGTAAATAATTGCCAGAAGGCCTGGGAGGTGATGCTGATGAGATAAAATGGCTAATGTGATTGTGCCAGGAGGGGGAGGGGGAGAGCACGAGGCCCTTCCCCCTTTTTTATGGCCGGAAATTATTGAAACAATAGGGGGTCGGTTCCAGAGTCCAACCCGATATTTTTGAACAGGCTGGCCAGCACATTCTTGTCGCAATCGGTTAAGCCTACTTTCCCTGAATTGATAATCCCGGCTTGGTTCAACGAATCAAACAGCACCAGGAAAGGAGTTACATAATTGACCATCTGCGGGACCTTAAATTTGGCTTTCACTTCTTCCATGGCGCCGGCCAGTCTGTTTTCCAAGGTGGCTCGATAAAGAATCGGCATGGTCGTGGCCACGATCATTTTTACTTCTGAGTGCCCCGCGGTTGCGGATAACGCCAGAGCGGTTGAGGCGGTGACCCGGGCAATCATCGGGCCGTTGGGCATGAACCCCTGGATCTTATAAACCAGGGCGTTCTCGCAGCCAGTCGGGATCTGATTGGAGTCGGTAGGCGGGGTGGTTCCTGCACACCCCAGGAAAAGAACCAGCATGGCGATAATCAGTAATTGCATGGTATCCTCCTTGATGTTGTGGGTTTTAAGGATTAAATGGGGCCATTTTTGGTGATTGCTTCTCGCATAAAGATAGCCCAGAGCACGCCGAGACCCTTAAGGGCGCTATCAAATTGCTCTGGGGTCAGCCACCCCATTTGAGCAGCGAACCAGCAAATCGCCCCTACTCCTGCCGTGATGTAACTTTTTTTGCCACTTAGTGTATTCATGTTGCCCCTCACTTACAGTTTGGGTAATTGAAAATGCATCCCGTCGGGGGTGTGCCAAGATCCTCCCCAGGTAAATCCGGCATCGGTGAAGCATTTGACGAAGCCGGGCGATAAAGTGGGCTTTTTGCCATAACCGTTTCTACCGGCGTTCAGATCAATGGCCAGGCCCCAACTATGGGTACTCGGGTCGTTTCCTGCGGTCTTCGGCCGAATGCTAAGACAGCCCTCGTATGTTAGCCATTGCAAGGCGTATCCACGATCCACCAGGTTCTGAAATGCCTGGCGTAGGGGAGCTTCCATCAACTCGTGGCCGTAAATCCGACAGGACCAGGGCCGCCCTAGGTAATCCTTCACATGACTGAGATCTTTTTTGAATTCCCCGAAATCCATTACCTTGAGGTATGGCGCCGGATCCCGGCCGACACCGAACAGGTCGGTCAACCGGTTCTCATAAATCACGACCGCGGGTTTCGAGGAGGCCGGCCGAAGTTGATCGTTTGACTGAGGCTGTTCTTCGGTTTCTGCTACTTCTTTTACGTAAGCAGCGGATACCCACCCAATTTTGCCGTCGTGGCTTACCAATCGCCAGCCGGCAGTTGAAAGTTCGGTCACCTGGTCTCCTGCTTTCAATACCTTCAGGCTGGGGTATTGAGTCCCCGGGGAGGACCGCAAATTTAATCCCGCTGGTACAACTTGTAATTTTGCCATGGGTTTCCTCCTTTATTTGCCGTTTAATCGTCCTTGGATATACCCAACAGCTTTGATGCATTCGGAACAAGATTCATGCAATTTAGTCCATCTTGCTTCAACAGCTTTGCTCTCTTCACTAAATTTTTCGAACAGCGTCGTAATGCAATTGTCCACATGCTTAGTGTAACCAACGCCAAGGAAACCGATAACAGCGCAGAGTAGTCCAATAACTGTGATCCCGAGTGATATAAGTTGAGGCATGTAGTCGACCATTCCATATTATCCTCTCAGGTTAAGTTTTCCAATCAATTTGTCTGAGTGCTGTTATCTTGATTCTTTTTTTAGCCAGATCAATAAGCTTGCTCATCACGAAAAATTGCTCGGTTGTATAATTGTGAAAAGTTGATTTAGGGTTAGCAATTTCTCCGTTGATAATTCTCATTCCTTCAAGCCAACTGACAATTTCTACTATTTCAACAGGTTTAGAAAAGTATGCAAGGCCTCGTTGCGCAATAAGGTTTGCCATGGCGACACTTTCGGTAATGATTTGGTTTCCATAGCGTAGATCGATTTCCAGAGGTTTTTCGCCCTGAGCAGCTATAAGGACTGCATCTTCTTCTTCGACGTAATAAGCTTTATCTCGCATGAAATCGCCAAAGAGGACGCGAATTTTGTTGGCAGTGAGGGAGGTATCAATGCTGCTGGTGATACTTTCGATACTGGATTCAGGTAGGACCGTCAGGAAGTCGGCCAACAAAAATTTGAGCATGGCGTCGAACCAGGTCCAGTCGTTATTGAGGATCGCGTAGTCATGGGCTACATTCATCATCAGGACCAGGGCCTCGGTGCTGCCATACTCCTTGTTCATCATATAGTTCGGGGCGAAAGCCCAATTATCGCCGTCTTCCACCAGGGAGAAAGGCAGGAGATCGACGTTGAGGACGTTGGGTTTTGAGTCGCCGGCCATGGCCATGAACTGGCCCACCATGGCTTCAAAGTGGGTTTGGTCGGCGGCGATGCTGGTAAAGGTGAAGGAGCTCCCGGACCTGCCATTGACAGCCAGGCCGAACGCATGGGCAACCAGGGCATTGAGCCAGCCATAATGCAGGTCGGATTTGTAAAGGTAATCGTAGGTAGCACTTTGGCGATTGATTCGAAGATCATCAAGGATGCGTCGAGTCCAGGTAGAGGCCCTGGAATCTTCGTTTGCCATATAACAATAGAGGCAGCCGATAGCGATAGCTGCGGTTTGCCCGGGGTCATAATCACTATAAGTTGTGCCGTCCTGAGTGATTTCCTTTAAAGAAACTTCATCCACTTCAAGCCAATTGCCAGCATCGTTGTCATAAATCATGAACATAAAACCATAAATTGCAGAGGCATGAGTAATGTTTATTGAAGCGGATATTGCATTACCTTCATTTGCTGGTACTGTTCCAAAAATTTGATCAGAAGTTGAAGTTAGTATTCTTATGGGTTTGTTTGATCTATATTTAAAATTAAGTTGATATTTTTTGGTATCAACCGGAGGGTTTCCCCAATAGACCAATCCATTTGACCAGGTTGCATTTGCGAATCTTTGTGCGTTTCCTGTGAATCCATTGCCAGTTACTATTGAAGGTGTGCCTCCCCAACCTACCCACCATTCATTTGCAACTCCGTCGCTATCACTATCTACCCAATCTGTTTGTCCAGGTCCTCCAGAATTGAGCATTAATTCTGAACCGAACGTGTAAGGTTGGAATACAGCAGGGAACTTCCAGCCACTACCATCGGCAATTCCCTTTTCATTCAGCCATGTCAGCCAATTATTTAAGATTGTCCAAGCTCCGGAGTCGCCAGAAACGAAGTAGTAATGCGCCAGGCGCATAAAGGCCCAATACTGGCCAAGGCCGCTGCCGGCCTCGGGGTAGTCCGACCACCAGCAGAATGTATTGAAAGCAGCGCTCTCTAAGATGGCGATATTTTCAATGTCGTTCCGGGTGTGCACTGGCATGATAGGCCCTTTGGTGCCCCTGTAGGTTAAGTCGTAGGCGTCCTGGGCGTCGACGTGCATGGACAGGAAGGTTGCAACTTCTGTGGCCAAGTCCATGAGGTAAGGTGCCAGAGGTTGCGCATAGTGCACCAGGGAAGGGCCGCGGTAGGGGTTCAAGCCGTTCGGTCCCAGGGAGAGGGCCATGCGGGGAGCCAGAGGGTAAGGGTCTGTGGCCTCCAGGTTCAGCGAAATATCGTCGAGCCAGTAAGCCGGGGGCGGCAGGGCGATGAAATTTTCTTCGTACTTGAACTCCAGGGTGCGCAGGTTGGGCCCGGCAAAGACGATATGGTCATCAAATTTGATGTCGGTAAGGTAAAAAATGCCTGATGCGTCAGGAGTTGATTGGCCCACGTCTATCAAAGCGATCGGATGAACCATGGGGGCACTTCCCGATTCCAGGGTCATGCTGGCCAGCGCCACGGTGAGCCTGTTCCATTGGTTCTTGGTTGGGGTGAAATCCTTGTAAAAATATGACCCGGCTGCGTCTTTCGCTTTGAGTCGTAGGTTACAGGTTCCGGCTCCGGAGATTTCAGGATAGACAGCAAGGTTGATTCCGGTGCGGCCGGTAGAATCCACTTCGGAAGTGTTGAGACCGGTCCACATTCCCCAATCAGTCATTCCAGATCCAGCCCATTCAATTTTAAGCTGTGTGTAAAAGGTTTCTCCAGAGATTGTTTGCTCAAGTTGTCTTTCGGTAGCGAATAATATTGACATGGTTCCACCAGCGTACCACGGTCCCCAACCACTTCCCTTAACTCTGTCGCCGTCATAAACAATATTGTCTCTGCGCCAAAATTGAGCAAAGGCAATAGCAACTTCGGTAAGTGTTTCGTAAATGTCTGGCAAGGCTGCATAAAAACAGTGTTCTTCTGTCCACGGCGTAGGATCTGAGATAATTGAATCATTTAAGCAAATAAGTAGGCGCTGGGGATAATCTAAAATATCTATAGTTTTGAATTCCCAATAGTCATTGGTTGCAAAGTTTGGAGTGTCGTAAATTTCCCACCAGATATAAATATTATCAAAAAGATGGGCTGGCGAATCGACTCCACAAGTATTTAATCCAGTGGCTTCCCATGTTGCACCCCAATCTTTGCTCCATTTATAAGTAGCAGTTCCGAGGACTCCACCAGCGTCAATATAAACTACTATTCCATAGGGGTTTGCTCCGCCCCCACGGTCTTGCACAATCAAATTTGCATTACCACCAGCATATCCTATGCGAACCTGATTGTGGACGCTGGAGGCGTTTCTGGCGGTGCGGAGCTTGAATGTCAGGGTGTCTACGGTATCCAGGGGGGGATTGCTCAGGTCCCAATTGAGACCATATCCCCACCAAGCCCCGTGCCAGGAGGCGGTGAAGGAGGGGGTCACCACCCGCAAGGCCCGGGGCGTGATGAGGCCGGTAACCGGGTTCGCATCATCTCCGGGGTATAGTTGGATTCCAAAAACGTCAAACCCGGCTTGGCCCTGGTCCGAGTTGTTGTAGAGCAGGTGTCGGCCGGCGCCTACCAGGGACCTTTCGAAATCGTCCAGGAAAAGCGGATTTTGCAAAGAGGCGGCGTGTTCGACATATTTGTTCCAGAGGAATTTCCAAAATTGGGAGTAGTCAGTTCCTCGAGAGAGGCCGGCTGCGTGGAGAATCCCCATGAGGTCGAAGATCCGATCAACGGCGAAGTCGTAAGTGAAATCGGTGGCGCCCCGGTATGCTTTCCGGGGACACGGGAAGTTATTGACTCCCTCCCCTTTGACCGTGGGGGTTTCCAGGTCGTAGAAGTAATAGATTTGTACTTCATCGCCCGGAGTGAGGGCGGCGCCCAGGGTGATGGTCGTTTGCGCTCCGGTGTTCTCATAACTCCCTCCGGTAAAGTAGTTTGTCAGGTCCCCACCTTCTGGGTTGGCCCAAAAGCCGGTGTAAGGGAAGGTGGTCGCCGCCAGCCACACCCCCCGGACCATAGCCACCTTCCCGCCGCCAGGCGCCGGGGTCTCGATGATCACGGTTCCATCAGCTTCCACCAGGGCGGTGTAGCCTGAAAGGACTCCGGAGATAGGAGCATAGACCTTGGACCCGCCCATGTTGTCATAGACCCAATTCATCCGGGAGGTCCTGCCCCAATTAACTCGCCCCATCGGAATCCCTCTTGTCGGCCGGTGTAAAATTCTTAATGCAGAACTGATTATGCTCCATGCGCCTTTTCAGTTTTGGGCACCAGCCGATATTGCCAGGGGCAGCCAGTTTTTCCCAATGCCTACAGTTTTCACAGAACAGTTTCAAATGAGCTCTCCGGTGTAGGCGTAGAGGTAAATTTCATCGGCATCGATCCAAAAGAAAAAGAGACAGGCCTGAGTAATAAGCTGAATGGCTTTGGCCGCGGTGACGTTTTCAAACCGGGTCCCGATGTTGTACGGCAAGGTGATTTCTTTGGCAGCGGCGAATGACAGGGCATTGATATAGGTGCTTAACCCCACCTCAGTCAGAATGTCCTCGATCACGTCTACCGGGTGAGTGAGTTCGTCCTTGATTGTCCGGGCCCGGAGTCGGCCAGAGGAACCGGTGAGCAGGATTTCGCCAGTGGTGGGGCTGCAGGTGAAGCCTATGAAGATCTCCACGGCGTTGTTGTAGACCGAGGGGATGCTGGAAAAGGGAAACCCGGGGATCACGTATTTATATACCTGGGCAGAAATGGTGAAGTCCCAATAGTCATTTGCCACCAGATCGTTCCCGGTCCCGGCGATCCAGTAGACCTTGATCCGGTTAGTGAGCGTGACCGGCAGGGTGATGTTTTGAGACAGGATGCCGGTTTTTTCCCAGGTCTGCCCACCATCCAGGGACCACTTGAAGGTGGCGGTGCCGATTTCGCCGGTACTTTCAGCTTTCACCCGAATATTCAGATCTTCGTTGCCGGAGTAGTCGTCTACTCCCAGGACCTGCAGGGTGCCGGTGCCGGTGCCGGTCTTGACGATTTCCGAGATAGCCGGATCGGTCGTTTCTTCCAGTTCGGCATTGGCCAGGTAAGTACCATGCATGAAGGGCTGGCGGGTGCCGTCGCTGGCCGGGGTCCCAATTTTTGTTTGGAGTTTTTCTGCGATGATGCTCGAACTTTCGATGATAGCGTTGTGGGCTGATTTCCAGGCATGAGGACTGTGGGTGCGGTTGATCCGGCCGGTGAAGAGGGTCAACCAGGAAACCGAATTGTCGGCCAACTTGAATCCCTGCTCGATTTTGATTTCATCAGCAGCAGCCCCCGGGCAAGTGGTGGCGCTCGGAATGAAAGCGGCGGCCCGGTTGTTTACGGCGAGGACGTGGGAGGCCGTTTGCAGGCTCTGGAAATTACGGGGAATGGCGCTAAAGAGTTTTCCGGGGTTGATGATTTCACTGGCTTCGATTACCTGAGGGGTTCCGTCCGGGTTGACAGTGGCCCTGATCGTAGGGCGGCCCCCTCGGAGTCGGGCTTCTTCGGTAAGATAGTCCTGGTCGGCGGGAATCGGCATTAGACTTCCTCAAGCTGGATGGTGCCGGCCCAGATCCCCGGGGCTACCTCGACGAAATTGAAGTCGTTGACCCATTGAGCGTTAAAGGTCAATACGTCAGAAACACTTGCCTCCAGGGCGGTGATGTTGAAGGTGGCGGCTGAATATCCGCTTGGATAAACAGAAGTCGGAATGCCATTGGCGACCCGGTAGCCTGATCCTGGGGCAGTTAAGGTCCAGGTTACTATGGCTCCGGTCACTGCGTGCACAGTGTCGATTCGGATAGTGGCCCCTTGAGCTCGGGCCTGATTCAGCAGGAGGACGTTGCCGGCGATGAAGTCGGTCCCGGCATTGGCCAGAGTCAGCGTGTCAATAACACCCGTGAGATTGGTTTCTTTATAAAAGGCAAGGTCAACCTGGGCTTCCTTGATCGTTTTGAGCTGATCACGTTGTGCCAGGCTGATATTTTTAAAGGCCAAGAGCCAGGATTCCTTTAATGCTTTTCCATAAGACCTTAACGTGCCATCAATAGCCCGGCCACGGTCTGACTCATCCTGCAGGAAGGCTTTGCTGGGAAAGGAATAATTAGCAGCAAGTGTGTAGGAGGTTTCTGATCCCCCGGGAGGGGTCCATATGAATTTAGCGTATCCCATTAGAACCAGTCTCCAATGTCAAGTGCTCCACCGAGAAGTTCGCCAACAAAATATTCTGCATCACCATTAAAAGAACCAATAGAAGAAAGCCATTTGTTCATTGTACTTGATAATGTATTTGCAAAATCTGTGGTAATTTTTTGTTGAAAAGTTGTGTTTGCGGTTGCTATAAGCGATCGTGTTTCGTTGCCAGCATTAGATATATTGTTTTCTGCGTTTGCCAATGCAGTTTCTATGTTTTGTTGGTATTCATTTATTGTTGTATTAAGTGTCGCCAAGAGGTTACCTGATTCGTTTTCTATTTCGTAACTGAACACATTGAGTTCGTTTGATAATTCGTCGAATGCTTCAAGCATTGAATCAATAAAGGCTACTGCGTTTCCATCATAGTCAATACGGGTTATATCATTTGATAAGCCTGCCTTATATGCTGTGTTTTGAACAGTTGCATAGCGATTATGAAATTTTAATATAGCATCGTTTGTTTTAATTGAATAATTTCTTATTGCACTTTTTAAATCTGTTTGTGTTTGGCTTATTGTTTTAAAAACTATGCCAAGGTCCAATGTAATTCTTTTTTTAGCTATATCAATTGTATCTAAGTTTCTTGTGTTTAAGGAATGTATCGTTTCGTCTATTAATTTTGCTTGCGCCTCAAAGTCTTGGTTAAAGTCGGCAACAGCAAAATCATTGTTGCTATCCCAACTATTATTAAAGAATGAATCAAGAAACATCGATCCGTTCCGTTAAGCGCAGTTCGATAATAGCTTGATGAGCAAGTGTGCCAGCAAACCCTTTCGGTTCGTGGCTTTTAAGAAAAGGTGCCTTGAGTTGAAAACAGATTCCCCCGTAGGTGTAGTCGATGCAAAGTGCAGCCAGGACGTCGGCCACGACTCCCAGGAAGACCTTTTCGCTGGCGATAGCGTCGTTGAGTTCCATGACTCCCAGTAGGTGGACAATATGGGTAGTCAGGAGCACCCCAGGGCCTTCCCAGGTGTTTGCTTCGCCTACCTTCCGGATAAACCAGGCATTAAGGATACCGCCTTCATTGAGGGCCGCGGCGATGGCTACCTTGCCCTTAATGAACCGAAAATAGTCATGGACGGTGCCTACACTCTGGATCGCGGTAAGGGCAGCTTCGATATAGTCCCGGATCGGAGGAAATCCGGCCATTAGTAACCCCTGCGATGGAAGAATCGGCCGCCCCAAGAGGGACCAGCTGTTTGTTGTACCGAAGCAAAAGCAGCTTCTGGACTTCCACGGAATTTGTTCATGTGCTGGTCATAAACCGCTTTTAAGGCATTCCCTTTATCAAACCAGCTTTTCTTTTCTTTGGAGAAGCTACCTTTTGCTACCAGGATCTTCCGGCCCAGGGCAAAACAGGCCAGGGCGCCGGCCAGGGTGATAACCGCGTCAAGGTCTTCATCGGGTATTGAAGTTGCTTCGGCCGTGAGGGTGTGGGGGATCGTGTAGGTGAGCTTGAAGTTCTCAGTTGTCTCGGGTGTAGCGGTGCGCATCCGGAGTTCCCAGCCGGCTTCGGCGCTGTAAAGCCAATAGTCTTCCGAGCTCATGATGTTGAGCTTTTCTTCCCCTAATTCTGAGGGATAGGGATATTCAAGTTCTGTAATGATGGAGAAGTCGGCTATCCAATTGGTCGGAAGGTCGTAAATTCCTGTTCCATCACCGGCAATCACCGAAGTGGCCACCTGGGGCCGGTGCCGGGAGTAGAAGGTAACAGCCTCCTGGAGGTAGGTTTCGGTATTCAGGGTTTGGAGGTCGCCAGGACCCCCGGAGAGCAGGTCTTCCAGGGCGGCGATCAGAGCATCGGTTACGGTTTGGTCAGCGCCTACACGTGTCGCCTCAGCAGCTTGGCGGGCCTCATCTGCCTGGCGTATCACCAGGTCGGCTTGGGCAATGGCCAGGGTTGCATCGAGTCTGGCTTCCTGAGCGTCAAGCCGACCCTCTTTGGCTACCTTCCGGGCTTCTTCTTCGGCTGCGTAGGGATCACTTGAAGCCCCAGGGGTCACTATTGCGGCTGGAGTTGCCGGGTTGGTAATGGGGCCCATGGCCATGTGTTGAGCAAACAGGGCGATGAGCTCCTGGCCTTTCTCCGAGTACCGTATCACCGTCCGCCAGGTTTCATCGGCCACGGTGATGGTGGCGCCGGTGTCGCCCTGATTCAGCTTGCGGCCGATGGCCAGGCAGACCAGGCCCGCCGCCAGGTTGCAGACAGCTTCAAAATCGGCTTCAGAGATGGTCCCGGCGCCAGCGGTGACGCTATGGCGAATACTGTAGGCAAACAGGAAGTCGGCCAGGTTCGCCGGGATTGCTGAAAGGACAAAGGACTTGGCCAGGTCAGTTTGCCGGAGCATGTAGGCGCTCTCGGCCAAATAGGTAGGTGGATGCGCTCCTACCGGGGACTCGATCTCTTTAATTGCCGAGAAACCGTCTTCCCAGTCGGTCGGCAGAGAAAACTCGTAGGCGGTCCCATCCCCGGTGTATTCGAAAACTTTGATAACTGGTCGATATTGAGAATAGGTGCTGATCGCTTCGGCAATAAAGGAATCAACCTCAGCTTGAAGAAGGTTGTCTTCCGGGTCCTGGACGATCAAATCGACTTTGGCCTGATACGCAGCGAGAACAGGGAGCGCCATGGTAACCTCGTCTTATCGGCGTTGCAAAACTTGTTCTTTGTTTATTCTTGAATTAATAGACATTGTATTAATACTTCTGCATTGCTGAACCAATTCCTTATTTGGGAAAGATAGTGGTTTAAATAGTAATGATTCTGGCACCATCCAGGCCGGGTAAGCCGGTTGTTCAAACATACAGTAAGGAAAGGAGTAGAGATAGGCGATTTCCTCGGCGGATAGGGCACGGTTGTAAATGGAGACGGAGGATAAATTGCCAACATACGAGTTTGCTGGAAGAAGTAACCCATTTCTACCAATAATAAGCGGTTGTGTTGTATTGTATTGCATAGTTCCAGAAGCCGCAACTGGTGTTTTGTCAGACTTCCCATCTAAATAAAAATAGATATTGGAACCGTTCCAAACTCCAACTAATTGATGCAACAATCCGTCAACTATCGACGTTGCGCCAGTAATATACTTGTCTTGATTTGTATTAAGTGTTATATAGAATCTAACTTTACCACTTGAGATATATAATTGGTAGGAGTCATACAAACTACTTATCCCTTTGTCTAATATTACCTTACCTGTGGTAGTTGTTTTTACCCATGCTATTGCAGTTAGCCCATTTATTGATGCAAATAAGGGTTCTCCTGCTACTGAAATATAATCATTGCTCCCATCAAACCCCAGCGCCCCCCCATGCGGCCCCGGACCCCAGCCGGAGGTGGGTGACTGAGGCGACATATTTATGCAGGTGCCGTGATTGCCCTGACCGGAGTAGTCCCATACCCGGTCGCCCGACATTTCGTTCATTAGCCAGCAGCCTACCAAGCCTTTAGCGAGGGGGTGCCCCTGATTTAGTCTTGAGCCGATAGGTGGTTTCTGGTAGGGGAAAAGGATCATTACGCATCCGCCCCACAAGCCGTTTGGAAACAAATTTCAGAGTTGGCTACCGTTGCGTCCAGGATAAAGATGTTTTTCATAATATGATTCAGGTTTCCGGCGGTGGGGTTATTCACCGGAATAACCTTTTGCCCGGCGTTGGCGGTTGAGAGCACGTCAGTTTTAAAGGCCGTCAACCCGGAACAACTTACCAGCCTGGCCCACTCCGTCCATTCGTCTACGGTCGCCTCTTTGCGGATTTGAACGATGATTTCCGTTCCCAGGTGCGCCGTGGTACCAGTGATGGCAATATCCACATGGAGCAGTGCTGAGTAAAAATCGGTTAGGTCAATATCGGCACTCTCAACCGCAGCTCCCAGGGCAACAGCAGTCCATTCAAGAGGCTGGACGCTCTGAGATTTCACCAAACCATTGATAGAGGTTGCTCCGGTAAGCCTGACCCGTGCATGGACCTGCGAACCAGTGGCGCCGTAGTTGTTATTGATGATGACCCGGGCGGCCAAAATATCCATAGCCGGGAGAGTAATTGCATGGGTCTTAACTGATTCCCCCGCCATTCCGTCGGCATGAACGGTATAAATGTCCGCCGTGTCAAGATGCTGGAATTGGAGATTATCCAGGACTTCGATGGTATCTATTGCTGCCATTGGTTACTCCAATTTCGCTTTCAGGTTGTCGAAAGCTTTTTGGGTTTTGGCGAGTTTTGTTTCGGCAGTGGCGATTTCTTCCTGAATCCTGGATAGTTCATTGTTCTTGGCCTGGAGGGATGCCATGGCCTCGGTCTCATAAACGGTTTTTTGTTTGGCCAGGTTTTTTTGCAAGTCCACCACTTGACCCTCAAGGTCAGAGATTTGTGCATCCAGGATTTTCTTCTCGTTCTCGAAAGAGGTCTTTTTGAAAACCAATTCCTGTGCCATGACCGAAATTGACAGGTCATAATCTTTTTGGGCGACCTCCAGAGAGGCGGCGAGGGCAACCTGTTTCTCTTCCAGGGTTTTGATGCCGTCCTGGTAGTCAGACTGTTTCTTTTTGATCTCGATGCCCAGCAAGAGGATCTGGTAGACATCGAAGATTCCGAAACAGAATCCCAGGAAAGGAATCAAACCGTCCTTGGCCTCGGAAAGTTTGGAGGCGTTAAGAGACGGATTTGCTTTTTTGAAGGCCTCAAAAGTTGCCTTGATATCTTGTTCAGTAGGCAAATTTACACTTGCATGGCGAGTAAGCATCGTAACCCCCTTTAGAAATAACTTGTCATGTGAAGCACGTTATCCGCGTCACTCGCCCGGATAAATTGCAGATTTTTTAGTGCTTGGAGGCCAGCAATAACCAGGACGTCACCAGTGAGTAGTAGGTGACCATCAGTTGCCGAAACAACACCGCCATCTTGTTTGAAGCGAACGCCTTTGGCGGCGGTTCCCTCAACAGTGATCATGATCGCCTGGGCGTGTTGGCCAGCAAAAGGACCCGTGGTGGGTTTCAAAGTGCCAGCAGCAGGCGAAACCACATCGGTGCTCACGGTTAATTTTTCATAAGCCCCAGGGGTCAATTCATAAATCGGTTCGTAGAGCATAGTGGTCTCCCTATGTCAAAATTTTGACAACGGTATCGATAATTTGCTTGTCCGGCAGGGTCCAGGTGCAGTGATAGCCCATGGAACGGTAGGGGTCGCCAAAAGTCTTATATCGGCACAGCAGGTCTTGTTGGCGGGCCAGGTTCCTGGCTACAGGGTCCCAAAGATCGAACCATTCCAGGGTTAGCAGGTAACAGGGGTGGCAATCGCACTCCGGGCAAACCGGATAGTGGTTTTTGTATCCGGCCCCCAGGTTTTCCGGCGCAGAGTGCGAATAGAGGATCACTTTGGGTGTGTCGTAAGCCCCAGCAGCGTTCACGAGAGCCGATTCAGGGCCTACCACCACGTCCACCAGTCCCGTGAGCAACATGGAGGTTCTGAGGTCCCAGGCGGATTGCTGTACTCGGGGGTCATTCGGCATATTGGCCGCAACGCAATGGCGCCCGTTAACGATCCAATGGAAAGAGTCGGGTACCTGGGCCAGCACCGCCTCGATATATTTGAATCCTTTCACGATGGTTTTATTTTTCGTGGACCCCGCAAGATTCCAGAAGATGATCTTTTTGCCGCTGGCCTTAATCTCGTCACGATAGCGGTTCAAGATTTCCGCTTCTTCTTTGGAAGGGTAGAGTTCCGGCAGAAAGTAGCCGTCCGGCTCCGGTTCGAACCCGGCCAACTTGACCGTCTCGTTGATGTAGTTCTTGCCGGCCGCCGCCGCCCGGCGTTCTTCCAAAGAGGGGACCGGGCCGAAAAAAGCATCAGTCCGATGCAGGTATTTCTTCTCCAGGCTTTCCCCCAGGGGGAGGATTAGGTCATAGGCATTGACCACCTGATCTTGCCAGGGAACGTAGTCGCTTTCCTGGGTTGGGTAGGGGACCAGGGCGCCAACGTGCGGGTTATGGAGGTAGACCGCTTCGTTTTCAGGGTGCACCGCCACATCTACCGTGTGTCCTTGCTCATGAAGCAGTCTCGGGATCGGCGTAGTGAACAGCAAATCGCCAATACCTTTGCCGCCTCGAATCAGGAGAACCTTCATGCTGCCGCCTTTCTGAGTTCGCAGTGGATCTCGGTGAAATATTGTCCGATTTTTCCCCGGTCAATCTGGGGCCGGTCATGGGCCGTGCTTTCCAGCCAGAGTAGTTCAAACAGGCCGGCAAGCCCGCCCGTGTCAAATCCCATGCAGTGCTTGACGAAGTGGGTAAAGGTTTCCGGCACGAAGAACCGGACATGCGTCGGGTCGGCTACGGCAGCCCGGCAGGGGAACTCTGGCACCTTGGCCACCAGTGTCCCCCCCGGCTTGAGGATACGATGAATCTCCCGCATTAAGGGCAGGAAATTTTGAACATGCTCCAGGACGTGGGAGGCCAGCACGAAATCGAAATGGTTATCTTCGAACATCGGCAGACCGTTTTCCAGATCTCCCACAGCGTCCACGCCCTCCCGGGTGGTCCGGTCAAGATTCGTCCAGACTACCTCTTCCGTAGAAGGTTTGACGTTATCCCCGCACCCTAAATTTAGGCAACGAATCATCGTGACCCTTTCCTACTGCATGGTGAAATGAGCGCTGAAATTGCCGATGGGATAAGCCAAGCCCGATTCCAGAGGCAAGGCTACCAATTGCACTGCTTCACCCGCAGACAGCAACAGGTTTGCAGCGGTGGTGTTCAGGGTGAAAGCCTTGGGAGTGTCGGCGGCCACGGTGATACCAGAGGTAAACGACAAGCTGGCCATCTCAACCGTGCCGGCCCCGGCAGTCCCGACATTAATGAGCTTAAACTTGGTGTAGTTCGTGGCATGGCCACCAGTCAAAGCCGCAATAAAAATGGCGTAAGCGGCTTCCAGTTTCATGTCATGAGGCGCTACAAACCTGGCTTCATCTTGAGTCGTGTTGGTGGCGCCGGAAGCCAACTGCCCCAGGTTGACCGGCAGTTTGAAGCCGGCCATGCGGTCGCCGTGAAGAGTCTTTGCCATGGTAGTTCTCCTTCAAAGTGGAAAGAAGGGGCCCGGAGGCCCCGGGGTTAGCGGTTAGACTTTGGAGTAGTAGACGTTCCGGTGATCCAGCCAGTGGCCACCGTAGATGTGCCGGATCTTCCAGGTCAGTTTGTCGGCCAGGAACATCGAGCCGGACGTGGGAGCCGACTGCAGGAACAGTTCCGGCTCTTCCCGGCCCTGGAAGAAGCCCAACTCGATCATGGGGTTCTCCCGGGGGCCGCTGACGTAGAAGTCGTCGGCGTCGGTCCAGATGTCCATCACCACGGGTTTAATCCCATGGTGCAGGTTCGGCATATCGCTGTTTTCCGTGGTGCCGTTCGAGATCAGGTTGACCATGGCGTTACAGAGCTTGTTCGCCAGGTCTTCCAGTTCGTTCGGAATCCACAGGAACTTGGGGACGATCCCCAGGGGGATGTTGGTCTGGCCGTAGGGGGTCTGGCTCCGCATGGCGATCCGAATCGTGTTCAGGGAAGCGGCGGACAGACTCAGGCCGGAAGCCGAGTAGTTGGCATGACCGGCCGCCACGAACAGAGCGGCGCTGTCGTAGGTGCAGGTCGGGTTGTCGGTCATCAGGGACATGACGAAGTTGAACAGCGTGGATTTGGCGGCGAGGGCCAGGCGTTCGGGGATCTTCCGGACGGCGCCCACGTCGTCATTGGCGATCATTTCAATGGTGATGTCCTCGGTGCCACCCCGTTTGGTGATGGCGTAGGAGGCCTTCTCATCACCCGGGGAAGTCAGGGGGAGGTAGTCGCCCCGTTCCGCCACGTCCGGCAGATCGGAGTACCCGCCCATGCGCCCGCGGTAGTTGGTGCGGAAGTCCTGCACCGGCACGATATCGCTCACCAGGAGCTTCCACTGTTCCATGCCGGGCATCCGGTAGTCAGCGATCATCTTCTTGTGCATCGCATCGTAGAGGATGTCAGACAGGGTGGTGGAGATCATGGATTCGTGGAACATGGCGCCGAACTGCGCCTGGCCCATTTCACGGAGGTGAGTGGCTTCCCGGAGCAAGCCGGTGATGTAGCGGTCGCCGGTGATCTCCTGGTACATCTCCTTGACGGAGCGGTAAGGGGGCACCAGCTCGTCGCCCACTTTCTGCGCTTCCCGCATGAAGAACCCGAGGACGCCGGCTTTCTTCCGGTCCTGCTCGGCCATCCCGCCCGCAGCCGGCCCGCCGGCCCCGGAGATCTGGCCGCTCTTGTCGAAGATGGCCAGGTAGTCCCGTTCGGCCTTGATCCCGGCGTCCAGTTCGGCTTCGGTGAAGATCTTGCCGTCGAAGTTCGCCCGAATGCGGGTCACGGTTGCCGGGGGCAGCTTGCACTCGGCCAGCTTCTCGCCCAGGAGCATCCGGCAGGTGAAACGCTTTTCAGCTTCGGCCAACCGGGTCTCGGCCTCGGTGAGGCCAACCTTCTTGGCTTCCGGTTCCTTTTTGGGGGGTTCCTTGGCCGCGGTGATCTCCGCTTCGGTGAGCATGCACTGGCCAGCCAGGGCCATGATCTCGGCTTCGGTGATAGCCTCCAGGTCCTTCCCCTTAAGCAGGTCGGGCCGTTTGGCCTCGATGAGTTTCAACCACTTTTTCAGCATCTCGATTTCTCCTTCCAGAGAGGCGTTTTCGGCCGCAGCCAGTTTTACGAACCGGCCTCCTGCGGCGGGGTTAATAACCGGATCGACGGAGGAAACCCTGTCGATGGATTCAACGTAGCGAACCATTTCGCCTTTGTGTTTCTTGATGGTGGCGGTGCCCCCGGCGACGATGGACAGGCCGAACAGGTTCTGGCTTCCCAGGGCCCGGGCCTCCACCATTTTGTTGTGCATCCAGGCGCCATCTTCCAGGATCGTCAACTTCCCCCGCAAGGCCCCTTCCCGGTAAGCCACTTCCGAGTAGATCCCGACGATGTTCTTCACCGAGCGGTTGCTGTCCCAGGAGTGTTCATCGTCTGACCGGGCCAGGGCCGGGGCGCCCTCAAAGAGGTTGGCGGCTTTCTGCAGGACCGCCTCAGGGTAGTAGGTCTGGTTCTTTGACTTCCCCGGACGGATAAGCACCACGTCCCAGGACCGCCCGGTAGCCTCGCCTTCCTTGGCTTCGATGAGGGTGGCGACTTCACCCTCGATAAACAGGTTGCCGGGCGTCTGGTCGTTTTCCGCCAGGAGAATACGGAAAGGTTTGTCGTTTTTCATTTAACCACCTGTACTTTGGGAGGTTTTAAGTCTTTCTGCGGTTTTTCTTCCGGGAGCGGTTTGGGGTTTTCTTCCGGTTCGACGTTCGGCCCGAAGGTGGAAGCCACCCCGCAGTAGACCTTGGCGGCTTTCTTGCCGTCGATCCAGCCACGTTTTTCCGCCATGGCCAGAGACTGCGCCAGGTAAAGCATGGTCAAGCCGGTCTTCTGCATATCAGCCGCAGAGAGTTCCGGGAAATAGAGGTCGTATTTTCGGTTGATGTTTGGTCGCAGAGAACCGTAGGCGATGCCTTTATCGATAGCGAAGTCGTGAATTTTTTTCCAGGCTCCCTTGATTACCAGTTGGCGCCGGGTGAGCATCTTGACCACCGGCTCGTGCATTTCACTGGCCACCGCCTTGTTCACGTCCTCAGCGGAACCGAAGAAGTGTTCAGGGAACCCCTGGGAGCCCAGACAATAGTTTTTGAGCAGCTTCGCGTCATACGAGGCGTCGTGTGCCTTGAGGTCTGGAGTGACCGCCGACCATGATGTCTTTTCGTTATGGAATCGCGTTGAGCCCGGCCTTGGAACACCTACCTTTTTGGCCAGAGCATCAATTTCAGGCTGTTGAGCTCCCTCCACCTTGCAGTCCCAAAAAAAAGCGTTGCCAAAGATGGACCTTTCTCCCCGTGAGAAAACGAATTGACTCACCAGATCGAAGAAGTCGGCAGCGGCGAAGATGTCACTCCGGCCTCTGGAGGCCTTGATCACCGAGTTCACCTTGAAAAAGAAGGTGTCGCCAATATAGAAAGATCCGTTTACCCCCTCAGACTGCCCCAGGTCCAGTTTGGTCACCGGGGCCAGGGTGCGCTCAGGATTGCCCCGGAGAACAATTTTGTCGATTTGGAGGACGTTCTGTTTATTCAGCACAACATCCTTGATAGTCCCGGGATCATGGTAGCCCAGGCGAATACGCCCGTTAGTTTGATTAACGAATGCTTGGAAACATTGCTCACCCCAAAGCCCAAGCTCTTTACTGTAGTCCTCCCAACGGGTTTCCAGGTCGTTGAGAGTTTGGAAGTCGTCAAGAAACTCCTGTAACTCCGTGTCTTCCGCTTCGGTTTTTACCCCCTCCGAAATGATGTACTCAGAGGTCATATTGATCATGCGTTTCGCCATGGGGTTGCGTTCAAACAGGAAGTAGGCTATTTGCTGCGCACGCTCATGGAGATAGGGGGATAAGTCACGGGATGCATCGCCAGTTATCCGGCTCCAGGCATCATCGTCAAGATCGACCGTTGGAAGTCCCTCACGAAAGACAGTAATGGCATTTTTAATCCGGGTAATAAGGTTCAATGGATCACTCCTTGGGCTACTCCATCAAAGCTAGTGTATTCCTTGTAGGCTCCGGGACGATATGAACGCCGGTCAGGAAGCACCACCACGTCTATAATTGGCAATGCAAAGGAAGTCGCCAGCCGTACCGCCCCTTCCAGGGCGTCGGGGCCATCATCGTGAAAGGATTTGTTGGGGAAAAAGGAAAGTTGCTCTACCAGCAAATCTTGATCGGAGTGCCCTTTGCGAAATTTAATCTGCCCCCGCTCCACCAAAGGGGATAGTCCCGCTACCCGAACTTCCTTGTTCAGATGATTGACTATCCCCTGCACTGGTAACGGCACACCTGCTTTTTTAGCTACAGCATCGAATTCTTTGATGAGCAGGCGTTGGAATAGGTTGGACTCTACGCCCAGGACTAAAAATTTATAGATCAGGTGCAGCGATAAAGAGAGTTGCACGGCAATTTCAAGGCTAACCTGCTTGATATAGGCGTCCAGACAGTAGAAAATATTTTCGGCCTGTGAGTAGCCCACTGTAACGTAGGCTTTAAAGTCGTGTTGGGAACCGGTTTCAAGTGAGGGGTCAAACCAACAGCACACCAGAAGTTCTTTTGGTTTACCATCAACGTCGATCAAATCGTCAACGGTGTAGTATTGAAACCACTCATCCCGGAAGTAACCGCCTTCTTGTTCGGGGAAATTCATCTTTTCCCGGTTGAAAGCCACGGTCCCCATCATCAGCCGCTGTTCTTCCAGCATTTCCATGGGGAACTTGTCAGGCCAGAGAGATTCGTTTTCGTCTGTGATCGCCCGGTAGACTTTCCGGTCCCAATGACAAAACGGCTCATCTTTCGATAGGGCGATGCTCGCCAGGGCGCTTTTTTGACTCAGAAGCGTGCCCACGATGAACAGGTTGCCCCGGGGATCGATAGCGTTGTAGACCGTCCCCTTGATCCACCTGAGCAGGTCGTCACACCGCTTTGGGTTCCGGGCGCTGGCGTCGTTTTCCAGGTCGTCCAGGATGATCAGGTCCGGGCGATGCTGTTTGTGCTTGATACCCCGGAACCGCTGCCCCTTGCCCCTGGAGAGGATGCGCACGTCGTTCAGGGTCGTGAAGGCCTCCACTGCCCAATTATCCCGCACGAGTTTTCCAAAATCATGCTTGATGCGCTCGTTGAAGCAGAGCTCCAGGTAGATGTAACCCGTAAGGTCAGAAGCGAGATCCTGAGTGTCGGACGTCAGGACGATGAAGTGCCTCAGTTTGAAACAAATCTGATGCAGGACGTAGCCAAAGGAGGTGATCGTGGTTTTAGCGAAGTCCCGGGGGGCCACCCTCGCCACCGGCAGGACCACCGCGGAGTCCCCCAGGGTCGGCCGGCGCTCCAGGGCTGCCACCAACTCATAATGAAAGGGAGCAAACTTGTTCGGGCAGTAGTGCGGCAGGTAGGTCCGTAAAAAGAAAAACGGGTCACTCAGGGCCCGGTGTTTTCGCCGCTTCTGTTCTTCCGGAGTGTCGTTCTTGAAGGGGTCGTACTCGCTCCGCAGAATTCCTAAAATTTCCTCTGCCTGACGCCGAAAGGCTGCCTTGCCGAGTTTTTTGTTCAGAGACTTGTTCTCTAAAGCTCCATATTCAATCGGCAAAGTTTCTCTCCGGCCTTCTGCAGGACTGCGACCTCAGCCTGACAATGCGGGTAAAACGCCTCCAGGGGCAGATCCATCACGTTCTCCAAAGCCGGGATACCCAATTTCGCCAGGGAGTAAAGCCGCCTCTGGATAGCGGAGATCGTCAGGTTGATCTCGTGAGGCTCCAGATCCTGTACCTCCACCGGCCCCATGACCCCAGTAAAGGGTGACCCATGGGGGTCAGGAAAGGGTTCTCTCCGGTCACACATCGGCACTCTCCATCTTGGTTCGAAATTCAAGGTCTCTGTGGAACCCCGAATGCATTCCACGTTTGGCAAATAACATAAGATTGCCAGGATCATTATTGTGACGAACCTCATCAATATGATGAATCGCCTCTGTTGATAAAATTGGTCTGCCTAAAACTTTTTCCATAACCAAAACATGTTCAAAAACATAACCGCTATTGTCTGATCTTGGGTGACCGGTCTGTTTTACCAGCACATACCCTTCACGATTAATGAATTTGTTGCCTTCTGGTTTTCTCTTCTGATGGCCTGGGATAAATCTGATTGGCTGGCCTTTAACCCACTGATCTCTCTTGAGACCTTGCTGTGCTATTGGAGTTCTTTGGCCACAACCACAAAAACATAATCCAGATGGATTCAGGGGTTCCAAAGACAATCTGTTTCTACCTATTGATCCTTTTGGTCTTCCCATAAGTTTTTCCAATCTCTAGACGTCTGTTTTTGACCTCAAATATTCCTGCACCCAGGATGAGACAAGATGGTATTGGTCCCGGTCCCCAATGTGCTCCCGCAAGTACCGGCTGAAATCCCTCAGGACCTCCACCATCGCCGCCAGAACATTGCCCCCCGCTCCCTCAGTCTTGTTGATTAACAAGGTCAACTCCGTGATCTTCTTTACTTCGTCAACCTCCAGGTCCCCCGTCGATGCTGACATTTTTTCCATCTGGCGCTGCAGGCGCTCTCGCAACATCGCCCCAATTCCCCGGGGACTCGTTATCATCGCTGCCCGTTTCGCTTTCCACTGGTATTCCTTCTCCCAATCACGAAGACGCTCCAGGTCCAGCGATAACCGCTCGGAAATCTCATCCAAAGAGAGTCCGGCCAGATAGTACCCCTCCGCTTCGTTGTAACAGCGGTGGAAATCTATCCGCCCACGGTCTGCCCAATTCTTGTCGTCTTCTCGTTTCCGCGCCATGCCCTTACTGAAAACATAACCTTACACTTCTGTCAAGAAAAATCGTCAATAATTTGACGTATTGACAAAATACTGACACATAGCGTCAATATTCCAACACATCATGTTTCATAATCTGAACAAGTGGATCGTGACCCCGTGGGCCAGGTCGTTTATTCATGGCAAAGTGGGATGAGGTACTTCCAGGAAGAGGTAAAATCCGGAGCTCGGAATCAAGGAAAGTGGGATGGAGACACCATTTGCCGATGTCAGCAATATGGTCAAAAAATAACCCCCCGAGAGTTGCCCAGACTCCCGGGGGGCTTGCTACTGCGGCGGCGGTGCTGCGGCAAAAGGTGTCAAACGGAGTGATTTAACTCTACCTGCACCCTATAACCCTGTCAAGAAAAAAGTGTCAAAATAATGACGCTTCTGGACAATTCATGCCTTTTCCGCACTTTCTTGGACAAATCACGTCTTTTCTCCCTTTTATTGGACTCAGATGGCTCGATCCAGGTGTGAAAAGGGTGCGAAATATTCCAGAATTATTCCTGGTCTTCCTAGAGGCAAATTGGTCACCTCGGGAGAACTACACCTGTCCTTACTCTTAGGGGTGTTTTCTTCCTAGAGGAGGGGGATGGCAGGAATTTTAAAATTTCTGGGTAGGTAATATTGGAGGAGAAGAAAGATTGAAGGTAATAGGGGTGGGGGTGTCTGGTGCTCCCCTTGGCTGGCGATGAGGACAGAGGGCATAGGATACTCATATGGTGAGATGATAGCTCACCTGTGTGTTTGTTGCCTTCCTTGTGCATGGGTGCTCTATGTGTGCATGCCCTATGTGTGGACGATAAACAGAGAACGTAACCCTACCCACCTGGCTCCGTGGCAAAGGTGTTGGCTTCTGCTACGCAGGAGACTCTATCTGCATTGGAGCTAATGTGTTCTGCGCTCCCGGTCCTCCGGCCCCCTTAGTCCGGGGCCTGCGGTAATCAACTGCATAGGTATTCCATCCACAAGCTTTTTCTGAGGTGAAAAGCTCTAAGGGGGGGAGCTCCCCCCGAGCCCCCCCTTTGTGCGCCCCAGGAGGCGTGGAGTCTCGGCCCCCCTCCTGGCCCCCCCCGGGGGTCCGGCGCGGGGTCCCCCTCCCCGCGTCTCCGTTCTCCCCCCGCCCCCCTCTTTGCCCTCTTGTTTCTCTTGGTTGACAGTCTTCCTCGAAAAGCGTACTCGGCGCTCCTGCTGTGTAGGGAAGCATCGAGGCCTTGAAGTGTCTGGCTTCAGAGGAATGTCGGAACTATTTCCTGCATGGACACGCGATAGATCAAAAACCCGGGGGCGCTCAGCCGCTCCCCGGACCCCCCCGGCTCCGGGCTTGATAGCCCTTGCAAAAGCAAAGCCCGCCCGCCTGCTCGCCCAATTGTATCACGGGCCGTCGGGGCAAAAGCAAGGCCAAGCGGTCTCCGGGGGTCCGCCCGCCGCGGTCTGGCCGTAAAGGAAACTCAGTCGTAAATATCCACCGTCACAAGTAAGGCTCGCTCCTGGGTCGGTGCTCCCCCCTACGCCGGCCTCCCTTCGGTCCGGCGCCTTGCTTTTCCCCTCCTCTCGTGCTGCTTGGGCAGCGCCTGTCGGTTCGGGGCTGGTTCGGCTCCGGGGCTTCTCGTGCTGGGGGTGCTGCTGTGTTCTCGTGCCTTTGTCCTTGTTGTGGTCGTCGTTTTCGGGTGTCGGGGCCTTCGTCCTGTCTCGCTTGTGCCTGTGCGGTGTTGCGTCCTGGGTGGCGGCTGGGGGCTCTTGGGGTCCCGGTGCCTCCCGCTGTCTGCTCGCTTCGTGTCCGGGCCTGGTAGGGCCCGTAACTCTCTCTGGAGGTAGATCATGTTCTCGTTTCGGATGGTTCTCGTGGCTATCGTGGGGTTGGTGGTTCTGTTCTCTTCTGCGGCTTACGTGGGGAACGCCGTAGGTCAGTACACGGCTGAGTACATAGCTGACGTCATGGAAGGCCTGCAGGAGTAGCGGTTGGGGCCCTGGTCTTCGGATCAGGGCCTTTCTTTTTTTGCGAACGATTTTGATGATGGTCTTTAAAGAGAACTAGTGTCGTGGAGAGCAGTGGGCTACTGGAATGATGACTCAAGGCGAATGAAAACTAAAATGAAAAGCCTAAATCTAAAATGAAAAGCCTAAATCTGACATTGGCCTCCGGCAGGGCGGAATCAATCTAAAATTATCCCGCCTCCTGCTAATTCCCAAGGCCAAGAAGGGGTCACCCCTGCCCCCTTCATTGGCCAGGGAAGCACTCGGCGGGGCACTGCAATCTGAAATGGCCCGAAGCGGGCAAGGTGCCTCCGGCAGGGCAAAATGGTTCCAGTCGGTCATGCTTCGGCATAATTCAATGTCTTCCACAGCAAGTACGGACCGTTCAAGGAGTCTAACAAGTCCGTACTTCCCTCCTTCCACCAAAAGCCAAAGATTTACCGCTCCTCTCTGGCCTACGACTACACCTTCTAATCCTGGTTTATGGCAGTAAGGCCGAAAGGCCCGGCCCAACTGCCAGTAAAACCATGAAAAGGTGTACGTCCTATGCCAGGGGTCGCTATTACTTCGCACACACACACACAGCTCACCTTGTCCAACTCTATCGCCCGTATCGAATGAAGCCGTCATTATGCTGGCCTAAGACCAACGAGCTCTCGGGCAAACTGTGTGTGTGGTGGTTCTGTTAATCTGGCCTTGTCGGTAGGAGGTGAAACCGTCGTGGAGGAAGTCATGGGAAATCAGCATGGAGTTGAAGCTTCTGGAGTTTGTGAACATCCGAATACCCTTTGCATGGAATGTCCGGACGTCAATACCTGTGAATTCTCGGGTGAAGTCACGCATGGCCCGGTGATCTCGATTGCCCCGCCGCCTGAGCCTGCTGCGCCCCCGACACCGGCTCTCCGGGTCCTGGTCACCGGTTCCCGGGCACACTGGGAGTACGACCTGGCAGCCTGCTTCGTACAACACCTGATAGAGCTCTATCCCCGCAATACCATCTTCATCTCGGGTGGGGCCGCGGGCGTCGACGCTCTGGCGCATCATATCCTGTCCGAGAAATACGGTCGTAAGACGGAAGTCTACAAAGTCACGGCCGAAGATTGGGAGATCCTGAAAGGGGCGGCTGGGTTCGCCCGCAACTGGAAGATGGTCATGTGCTGCGATCGGGTGGCTGCCCTATGGGATGGAGTGAGCAAGGGGACGGCCCATACGATGGAGATTGCAAAGCGCCTGGGCAAGCCGGTCCTGGTCTGGACCGTCCCGTCGACGCCCAACCCGAACCCACAGTATCGCCGCTAATCCAACCTGGGGGAGTCGCCCGGCTCCCCCTTCATTTCAAGGAGGTAGTGCCATGAAGATTTCGAGAATGATTAAATGCGGTTGCAACGGCTGGATTCACATCGTCCAAGGGCCGTGTAGCTGCTGGGTTTGTCGCTTCACCGTCAGCTTCGAGAAATGGCAAACTGGCAAAGGGGAGGAGCTGAAAGAGAAGCCGGGCTTCGGGGCGCCGGTCACCCTGGACCCCGACGCCAGGTGGTGGAACCCGGACACAAGAGACCCGCTCAAGGATCTCTACGCTATCGCCTTCCGCAAGGGCAAAATGGTCCAGCTTCTCCCGAGAGAACCCGGGTACGACCAATGCTTTGCGGGTGATGATCGCTGGGAGGACGAGGTTCGGGAACGGTTCGAGCATCAAGGAGAAACCACGACAGGATTCGTCTGCATAAATCAGCAGTACGGGCTATAGCAACCTGGGGGGCCGCAAGGCTCCCCATCTTTTTTTATGTTCAGCTACAAAACAATAAAAACATAACATTAATCTCTTTTCTTTGATTGTTAATTAAAAATAAAAGGAGAATATAAAAATGAGAATGGTAATTGCTATTCTTATAGATTCTCCACATTACTTTGAAATGAGAGTAATAGAAAGACTGGCATTGATAAAATTTCTCTTATCAACTTACAAGGAGGCCTTGCCATGAAAACTATCGCCATTGTCTTACTGTTTATCGTCGGCTTTGTCTGTGGAATGTGCTTCGAGAACGCTCGCTGGGAACTGGACACAGAAGACTGGATTGACCCAGCCATGATCGAGAGTGTGAATAATCCGTTTGGGGCGCCAACCGCTGAACAAGAACAGGTTCTCGGCAAGATAAATTGGGAACTGGCAGGAAATAGTAATTGAAACCGTCGCCAATGAAAGCAGAGTGGCGGACCTGGTGCAAAATATCTTTTGGTAGAAATGGCCGCCCATGCCCAAGAGAAGATTGCTGGCCAGGCAACACCGCCTATAACCTTTGCCGTAAACGAGTAGAGGCTTCTATGCAGATGCCTAAAATAAAGGAGGATCACAGCATGAAACGTACCATCATCACCATTGGTCTCACCGCCCTCATTACCGCTCTGGGGATCGCCGTAGCCTACAGCGGCATCCTGACTCCCTCAACCCCGGCCGGCATCGAGGGCGTGACCGTAGTTGAAGCCACGGACGGCAACCTGCAGGACCTGGACAAGCTGGCTGGGGGGAACGTCATGGCGATCCTGCCCCGCGGTACGCAACTGGCCCAGCGTGAGATCGTCCGGGTCAAGATCAAGCGCACCCGGTTCATGGAAGCCCGGGCCAACAACGCCACCGACCGGAAAGAGCAGACCAGAACCATGCGCAGCGAACTCCGCTGGTACGACCTGACCGGTGTGCCCATCGAGACCCGCCTGGAGGGGAAGCGCCCCATGATCACCGTCTTAACCGTCAATGGGAGCGTGATTCGCTCCGGCCGCATGATGCGGGTTGACGATGTGAAGCTTGTGGTCATCACCACTGACAAGCAGGTCAAATTTATCGAACTCATCTAACCTTTCCCTAACCTTCTAAACAGGGGCCCGAGACATAGGAACTCCCGGGCCCCACCTTCTCTAATTGCTAAACCAACCAAGAGAAACAGCACACAGACGCCTTTAACCCCAGCAGGTTTTTAACCTGGAATTTTGTAACCGCAACTTCCCTCTCTAGAATAACAGTGTATCTTTTTTAAACAGCGCCAAAAATAATTGTTGGATTGTTAAAAAATTCTTCCATTTCTTTTGAGTTGTGCTATGATGTTCCTATAGCGCTCTCAAAAGCTTGCAAGGAGGCACCGCCATGAGAGTAGTTTTGGGTTACCGCCAAGAGTTCCAAAAAATAGCGATTTGTCCCAACAATTTTGACGTTTGTATAACTATCACTGAAATGAACGACGCCGGGGACATAGCCGGTACTTTAGAACTTACTTCCTACCCCGAAAACCTCATCGAACTCGGTAAATCTATTATCGCGGCCGCGGTGATAGCTCAAGAGCAGTTAGAGAAAAAACAACCCTTCACTAAAGAAGCCGATGAATGTCTTCAGGCTTCTATCGCGGGGTTCTGATCATGAGCGCCTTGCCACTCCCCTCTAGAGTAGTCGAAACCTGGCGCTGTGCCGATTGCGGCGAACTAGTAGATCTCGATGAGGTGATTCTAGAAAAAGAATTTGGCTACGAAGGCGAGGCCTGGGGCTACTTCACTCAGGCTCAGGAAATTACCCAAGTACTCTCTCCATGCTGCCGGGCCTTTATTGTCAACGATATCGGCAACTTCCTGTCACCGGACGATATATGAAAATACGTTGTCCACAAACTGTCTACACGCTGTCCACACGTGTCGACACAAAATGGCAGTTGTCCTCACGTGTCTACAACACCCCGGAAACTCTTTATCCATGCAGTATTTTACACTTGTGTAAAGGGTAATGTTTCAATATGTGAACATGGCATTGCAAAATGCACGATATGTATCAAAACCTGAACATCATTTTCCCCCCAATTTTTCTCTCTGGAGAGGTAATTGATCAAACCAGCGTGGTTGACACATTTCAGGGCAATTTGTGGAGGTGGAAAAGGTGAATTTTAGCTATAAGGTTGTGATGGAAAGTGATGCTGGCAGGGGAGTGTGGTGGTGGGATTTCCTATATTGGTTACGTTTACTAGGTAGTTATTTTAAAAGCTTTTCTTAAAACAACCATCCTTCGTGACACGGGGTATATCACGTGGCGGGAGGGGAAGTCAAGGGGAAAATATGGCTACCTATTTTTATTATCTCAGCTTAATTCAAGCGGCGTTTTTGTTTCCTTGTTACATGAATCAGGGAACCTATGAACTTTACTGGAGAGGGCTTGAGATAACCAGGAAATACAATGGGCCTTTCAGGTAGGTGGTGAAACCTGAGTGGAGGTAGGTATGGCAGGGTTCAATAAGGTTATTCTGTGCGGCAACCTGGGGAGCGACCCGGAGATGCGGTACACGTCGGGGGGGACGGCAGTATGCAAGTTTTCCCTGGCAACGAGCCGGAAGTACACGGGGGCTGATGGTCAGAAACAGGAAAAGACCGAATGGCACCGGTGCGTGGCCTGGCGGAAGCTGGCGGAGATTTGCGGCCAGTACCTGCACAAGGGCAGCCAGGTCCTCGTCGAGGCCCGGATAGAGTACGGGTCCTATGAGAAGGACGGCGTGAAGCACTATACGACTGACATCGTCCTGGAGTCGATGCAAATGTTGGGCGGCACTGGCGGCCGGCGTGAGGAAAGCGACACTGGTCTTCCTCCGGATCGTAGCGCGCCGGCTGGTGGCGGTGGCAGTATGGAGGATGACATTCCGTTTTAATTTGAAGGTGGCGGTAAAGTAGGCGACCAGGCCAGTATCCTTGCCGTGAAAAGAGGCTGGCCCACCTTCTTCACAATTTGCGCTGAGGCAAAACCTTGTGGGGCGCTCAAACCCACGTTAATCAAGGATAGCCGGTTTTAAGCCAGGAGGCTGAGGTAATCCGACAAACCCTTGGCGCAAAAACCTTCGGGGAGTGGTACAGGTGAAACTCCCCCGTGTTTTTAAGGAGGAAATTCATGCGTGTCTGTTGGATGACCTGGCTCCCGCAAAACAGTGGCGCTGCGCAACAACTGCGAGACCGTTTGAACGGCAAAAGTGATAAACCAGTTGAATTTGTTTTCTTGCCCCCGGAGCGCCAGTTTGACCCGGAGAAATGCCTTGAATTGGTAGAGGAATTGAACCGCATTTATGACGTGGTGGCCTTTACCCTTAATTCTGAAATGGCTGAGGCTATTCGGAATTACAAGATCAAGAATTTCAAACAAGAAGGAATTAAGTTCGCCCAGTGGTTTTCCCTGGCCGTAAAAGAGGGCGGTAAAGAATTGCGCTGGTGCTGTATCGGCTAAGGAGGGCCACATGAATTTCATTAACGATCGGGCCTATTTGCAAATCCACATCGGATCACAAATCATAGCGCATCAGGTAACAACGCGCCTGGGGCATCATTGGCGCCATGCGGTCCTGTCTCAAGAACGCAACGGGGTTCAAGTGGACTATGGGGTCTTTTGTTTTTCGACCCGGGCCCCGCAAGTAATTCTGCCGATTGAGGCCATGAAAGGGTTCAAGGGGCGGGTGATGAAGGAGCGGTACGGTGCCAGCTCTTGATTCTTTCTGGCTTATGATCATTCTGCGCTGTTTGGCTCGTGGAGCTATTTCATACAACTGAATCAAAGGAGAAACGCATGGAAGCGATGGAAGGGAAACTTGTTCTTCACTGTGGCGGAAAAGCTGCGGACCGTCTGGCCCTGGCCGAAGTGATCACCCCGGAGCAGACCGACACCTATCACCCGGTTCCGCATTTGACCCTCATCGAGAAGATCGACGGTATCGCCCGGGACCTGCTGCACCGGGACCTGGTGCGAGAGAGCTTCGGTCTGGCCCGGGAAGGTAAGCAGATGTTCGGGGTCCTCACCTACAAGAACGGGGACGACGAGGACATGGGCCTCAGCATCGGAATCAGGAACAGCTACGACAAAACCATGAGCATCGGCGTGGCCCTGGGCGGCCGGGTCTTCGTCTGCGACAACCTGGCCATGAGCGGGGAAATCAGGATTGTCAGGAAACATACGCAGGGGGTTTGGGAGGCGATCGAGAATATGGCGATCGGCACCCTCTACCGCTATGCCCCGACCTGGGATGCGCTCAAGAGCGACGTGGAAGCCATGAAGCAAGTTAAGATCGGTGACCTGCACGGTCATGAGCTCCTGGGGCGTCTCATCGGGGCCGACGTCCTCTCCCCCCGGCAAATTCCCCACGCTTACTGGGAATGGGATCACCCGACCCTGCCGGCCTTTGAGCCCCGCAACATCTGGAGCCTCTACAACGCCTGCAACCAGGCCCTCAAGACCTCCCCGGTGAACGAGATCATGGAAAGGCATAGGCTTCTCCATAAAACTCTCGTGGATTTACACTAATGGCAAAAGCAGACCAATTCGGTTCGAACAATCCAAATTGGAAAGGTGGATGCAAAATTCACGGCCGCGGCTATGTTCAAATTCATATGCCTCATCATTCAAGAGCGGATAGCAGAGGATATGTGTTCGAGCATATTCTTATTGCTGAAAAAGCATTTGGCAAACCGCTGCCTAAGAGAGCGGCCGTACATCATGCCAATGGCTCTAAAGACAATGGTCCTTTAGTGATTTGTCAGGATAATGCTTATCACATGCTATTAGAGCAAAGGACCAGAGCACATAAGGCTTGCGGGCATGCTGATTGGCGTAGATGTTGTTTTTGCAAGGAGTATGATTCTATAAAAAAAGTAAAGCAAAATGGAACCAGCTTTTATCATTTAAGCTGTCATGCTCTTTATGAGCGTAACCGTCGTCGCAAGCTCCACGACACCCTCAAGGCTCTGCATTAAACCCTTTTTGGACGGTGGCAGTAACACCCGTTGGCGGCAAGGTGCGGCGGCGCTCGACCCTTAACACGCACCAGGTCCTCTTGCCGGGGCCTGGTGGTCCATTTTTAAAGGAGGAAACAAAATTGGCGGTCTATTACGATCCGAACAGCAAAAAAGTAGTTATCAAGCGAAATCGGGGCCCCCGGGAGTATCTTACCCCGGCAAAGGCGCTGGAAATGGCCGGGCATTTGATGTCGAGTGCGCTTCTTGCTCTCACCGACCTTCAAGAATCTGTAAAGCAGGCAGAAGGTATTCCTGTCTTTCCGGCTCATCTGGAGAGCGGATAACCTGGAAATTTTAAATAAAAAATAAGGATTTGTCCCAGGGTGAATTTTTCAAATAAGAAAAAAATAAGGAGGAGAGTATGAAACGATACACCGATTTAACCATGGAAGAACTGAACGCCTTGACCGATGCGGAAATCCGAAAGTTCATCGACATTGAAGTGGCTTTCGCCGGTATCCAGATGGTGACCAAGCCCCTTCCGATTGAAACGTCGAGGATTGCGATCGTCCCCACGGTGTCGGCCTATCACGTGAAGGGGGTGCTGGTGGAGGACCTGGAAGTTGCCAAGGTGCTGCAAGGCGCCGTGATCTTCACTCCTAACTATGTTTACCCGGATTACGACCGCAAATACCTGGACGAGAAAACCGATGTGGGCATCGAGACCCAGCAATTTTACCGCAAAGAAGAACTCGAACAGGTCAAGGGCCAGGTCGCCGCGGCCAAGGAAGCTGAAACGACCTTCAAAGAGGCCAACAAAGCCTACTGCGAGTGCCAGCAGCAGATCGACGCCTTCCAGCACGAGGTCATGGGAGCCGTAAGCAATGCCCGCCATGTAGTATATCAGCGGCAACAAGCTCAGGCTGCCTATGACCGGTATCTGGACTTGGCAGACGGTAACGAGGAAATCGCTGCCAAGTTTTTCCGGGACGCCTTCAAAGGCCAGGCCGATGTGCTCTACTACGTCTTGGGTGACCCGCTGCCAAAAGTTGTTCCGGAAGCGGAAGCGGGTGAGGAGGCTGCTTAAGATGAAAACGCCCAATAGGAATTATCTTGCGGCGCAGAACAAGAACCTCATCCGGGCCGGCACCCGGTTGGCAAATTTGGTAATGCGGGGTGCTCCTTTTACTGACTTGGAAAAAGCCATCAAGGATTGGGACCAGGCCAAAGAAAACCTCATGGGCCTGGCGGGAAGGTAGGTTTGGAAACGAAACCTGGGGGCCGGGGCAACCTGGCCCCTTTCATTTTAAGGAGGACGTCATGCTTTGCCGGTCGTTTAACTATGCCTGTTTCCGTCAGGTAAAACATGGCGAAGAACGGTTTTGGTGGCAAGATCGCGAGCTTTACATCCTTTCCTACCATCGAAGCGATCGGCTCTGGCGCCACTACCTGGTGCACCATCCGGTGACAGGGGTACAAATCGGATGGGTAAGGTGGTGGTATAGCCGTGAGAGAAACATCAGCTATCTTGAGCAGGAAGAAGAAAACGATGAAGGAATATAAAACCATTGGGGAATTGCCCCGCAACTTGCTCCTGGTGACTGATTCTCAGGAGTCCGCCGCGGTCAAAGAGCACGTTGGCCCGGCCGGCTGGTGATGACGCTGGCAGAGGAGTATTAAAATGGCAATCACCAGTCCTAAAGTGCTGATTCAACTGGAGTACGGGGTTCACTCCAGAAACTTCATGACCCCTACGATAATCCGGTATGGTTGGATTAAACGGGGGACCATTGCCTATGAATTATCTAAGGGCGAGGGCTTGGAACGAGGGTCGGTAATTTATGGGGTATCCACAACGTTCTTGCTGGAAGACCGGGATGGTATTTTGCCGCCCAAAACCAGGCGGGGGAATTACTCGGAAGAATCTAATGTTTTTCACAGCATGGAGCAAGCCGAAAATTTTATTAAAAGGTTAAAGGAGAAATTCAGTGTCTAACCAGATCCACGAAATACCCCTTGATCAGATTCGGCCGGCGCCCTGGAATCCACCTTCACGGCTGGACCCGGCTGCGGTTAAGGACCTGGCGGCCAGCATCAGGCGGGAAGGCCAGAAGTCGGCGGCCCTGGTGCGGCCGGTAAAAGAAACATGTCCTGATTGCACAGGGGGCGGCTATACGTACAATCCTGATTCTGGAGAAATTTGTTTCCGATGCAAAGGGTCAGGACAAGTTGATTTTTATGAACTGGTCTTCGGCCACCGGCGCTATGCGGCCAAGAAGCTGCTCTCCGAAAAGGTCGATGCGGCTCATGCGGTGCTGCGCTGTGAGATCGAGGAAATGGACGAGGCCCGGGCCATGATCCTCTCCGGCATCGAGAACCTGCAACGGGAGGGCTTCACCGATTATGAGGAGGCCGAGTTCATCCGGTCCTGCAGCGAGCAGTACGGGGAGTCAGCGGTGAAGGTGCTGGCCGAAAAACTCAGCGTCCGGCAGCCGTACATTCGGAAACGGCTTGAAATCCTTAAGCTGCCTGAGGTGGTGCTGGTGCTCTGGCAGGCCGGGACCTGGCATGTGGGCCACATGGAACAGTTTCTACGCCTGGGGGACCGGGTGGAGGAGTATATGAGGCTCCAGTCGGGTTTGTTCGGTAGTCGTGCCAAAGACCTTACGGTGCGGGACCTGGCCAGGAATATTGATCAAATGGCTTTGCCCTTGAAGAAAGCATGTTTCGATAAGGCCGATTGTAAGGCGTGCCCCAAGAACACTGATTGCCAACGGAAACTTTTCGATACCTGTAATGAGAAAGGCCAATGTCAGGATCAGGAATGTTTTCAGGCTAAACAGCAGGCTTGGCTTGATGTCAATTGGGCTACCTGTAAAGAGAACAGGTACGGGACTCAGCAGGCGATCATCGGGGATTACAACACCGAAACCACTGGAGCTTTTCCCGATTGGGGCGACCCGAAACCGGGCGAAAAATGCCAGTCGTGTGGCCACTTCACTACCATCTTGCGCCTGGCGAATGGTCTGGAGGTTTTTAACCATAAATGGGTGTGCATGGGTGAGGAGGAGTGCTTCGCCGCGATTGTCAAGGAAGGCAAACGAGGACGAGATAAAAACGGCAAGGCCCTACCCAAAGACCCGGATGCTCCCCGGGTGCCCTGGCATGGCGAGTTTTACCGGCAGGAATTTTATCATCAGGAAATCCCCAGCCTCATGCAAGCTTTGGACCCGGACGACCCCCGGCACCTGCAACTTACCCTGGCCACGGTTCTCTATTCGGCCAAGTTTCTGCATGATTGGTTTTGGCAGGAAACCGGGCGTGCAGTTCACCAGTTGCCCGATTACTATACCTTTGCGGTTAGCTTTTCTTCTCTGCTGCTCACGGTGCGGGAGTTGGATCCGGGCCGGATCAAGGTGCTGCTGGCCGAGGCTCTGGTAAGGGTGGCTCTTAAGAAAGACCGGGGCTATGAGACCGTCTTCAACGATAAAGACCGGCAGGCCCTGGCCGAGTTCCTGGGGATCGACTGGAAAAATTTTGTGGTCACGGAGGAATATCTTAAGAAGAAAACCAAGGCCGAGATTATCAAGCTGATCGGTTCTGAGTTGTGGCTTCTTCCCGATCCGGAATTTCAGCGATATTTGAAAGGGCGGGGCTTGCCCAACGACATCGAGAAGTTGGCCAAGGAAAAGAAACCCTTCCTGGTCAATCTGATTCTGAATTGCGGGGTAGACCTGCATGGCCGGCTGCCCAAGGAGATAGCGGATCGGTCCGACTTGCTTAAGGAGGAGGCGGTTGTAGCTGTGGAATCGGGCAGGACCGGCGAATTTGCAGATTGCTATAACTGCGGCGAAATGCACCCTGAGGACGGCCTGATTGAGTTTAATGATCAACTGCTCTGTCCGAACTGTGCCCATGAAGCAGGGTATCAACCTGCACAGGAGGAACCCGATGGATCTGACCCAGAAGAAACGGTATCTGACTAAGGCTCAATGCTTGGTGACTGCGGCCCGGCTCTCCCAGGAAATGCGGGAAGATCGGGAGGGCCGGATAAAATGGGGCACTGAATGGTTTGTGTCCCGTGACGGCCGGCGTGGGAAGAAGCCTGGCAATCTGATAATTCCCGGCGACATGGACCAGGGGAAGGCAGCGATCCAGCACTTGTACCATCCGGAAGAAGCGGCAATCATCATCGAGCACCTTACGGATGGGAGTCAGGGGTGAAGTATTTGGCGCTGCTCCTGGTGGTGGGGTTGGCCGCGGGCAATGGGCAGATGTGGCCTATGGGGGAGCAGTACACCCGGGAGATTGTCTTGAAGATTCCCCGGCCGGCGCTGCCTTCTCCCCCCTGCCAGTTTTACCTTGATCATGGGCCCTGGGATGCAGATAAGTTGCCCCAGATTCCCAAAAGTAAGGGGCGGTTTCCTGTGGAGGCCTCCCCCACAAGTGAGGAATAAAAATATGGATGAAGCATACTGTCAATGCTGCGGTCAGAAATGCACCCCTGAGAAGTTCAGACGGCCCGCTGAGGACCACGACGAGGGAACCGGGGGTAAGGGCCTGGTCGACGACTGGCGCTCTCCCTGCTGCCACGACGCACTCTCAGCGGAGCCGGTAACTGACCAGTGTGTCCAATGTGGAACGGTGGCGGCTCGGGGTGAGGATTTCGAACAAGGGATTGATGGACCTTATTGTCTCTCCTGCCTGGCTGATTATTATGTGGACCGCCCGAATCCCGTAGGATCTGCTTAATGCCTCTCCCTGACATCGACAAATGGGAGCGGGGTGTTCCCGAACCGGCGCCGGGCTTCGTCTTCGTCTGCCAAAGCTGCGGCGAAGTTTGCAATCCGCGGTGGGGAGATTATGGCCACGGCGCCGGCTGGCCCCCGCATCATTTGTTTTGTTATCGGTCGGCTTGCTGCTATGCTGAGTTCAGCGAGGAGGTCGCCAAGGATGGCAAAGTTCCAGAAGGTAGTGCTTAAGGTTGTTGACGATAACCCCCTCCCGGCTCCCGAGTTTATTGATCTTCTCGTTAAGGATATGGATTATGCGGTTTGTCACCTGGATCTGGCATTGCGGCCATTACGGAAGGCTCCTATCGAGAAGAACCTGGTGGCCAGCCTGGAGATGTGTCTCAAGATCATGGCCACGTCTTCTATTATTTTGCGAACCAAGTATTGCCGGGAAGTATGGGAGGAAGAAGAATAAAAAACTCCCCGAGGTCTGACCAGGGCCCCGGGGAGTTAAGGAGTTAGTGCCAACCTCAATATAGGTTTTTCAGTTTATCGTGTCAAGTTATTATTCTTCATTTCAGGTTCTTGCAGGTGTTCGTAATCGTTCCCACAAATCGGACAACATTTTTTGACTCGGTAAGCCCGAATAGAATAATTATTCGGCTCTACCGGGCCAGTACAGTTAAAGCAAACGTCGGGATAGGTTGTTGCAACTATACTTTTTAATGTGTCCGGTTGCCAGAGCTTAATTTCCAGTTCCCATCTGGCGGGAGCGCCGTAATACTTTCCAAAACCGGGAAGATACCCTATTACTTGGCAGTCATCTATCCAAAAAATTCCCTTGAGCACGTCTTTGATATTTTTGGCCAGGTTGTCCAGGTCAGGCTTGGTCGTGGGCCGCACCAGGCCGTCCAGGGCAGCTTGTTTCCACTTATTTGATTTGCTGGCCGGGATAGGCAGGTAAGCTTTCATGCCAAACATTAGGGGGCCTTGCAAGGGCTCGGGGGGGCGGTGCTCCAAGAGTAAGTTAATCATGCGCCGTTCTTCCAAACGCTGATCTGGGTCTTTGTATTCCATGGTAAAGGCTTTGCCAGTTTTGGTGATCTTGGTGGCAGACCGGGCCCGTTTTTGTGGCTTCGGCGGGATGATGATGGTGAATTTTAAACTAGAAGGGAAGATCATCATCGCCTCCAGGCTGCCGGGATTCTTCTTTGGCCCCACCTTGCCAGCCGCCCTTGGGAATAAACTTACAGCCGCCCCATAAATTGAACTTCACATATTTTTCGTTCGGATCTTTCTCGGCGTCGACAAGATTTTTCATTTTCTTGACGATCAACTTACCGCGCTCCAGGGTGAAATACAGGCGGGGACGTTCCATAGCGAAATCCCCGCCACGACCAAGTTTCACGCCGGTTTTTTTCTGGATAGCTACAATGCAAATGCCCTTGCCCAGTTTGTTATAGATCTTGTCCAGATCCTCGGCCACCAGCCAGAACTTATCGGTAAGCTGGAGGTAATCGATGATGGTTACCCGGTCAGGATGAAGCACGTCCAGGAAATCTTTGACCCGGGGGATGAACCGGCATTTGGAAAAGTTATCGGTGTTCATGCCGGCTTCGGTGAACCTCTGCACCCGCTTCTTTAATTCTTCCGGAGTGAGATCATTGGTAAAATAATCAATTTCGTGGGTGTCGGCGTTTTCCCGCACGGCGTTTAAAAGGTAGGCAGTCTTCCCGGCGTTCGTGTCTCCGGCAATAACAATAATATTTTTGGGGTAAAGGTACATCAATTTGTGCAGGCCCAGGGGGAGTTTGAAATCATAGGTTTTAGCAACATCGCAGCTTTCCCAATCCATCGGCGCCATGCTGGGGTCAATTACTCGATATTGGCCTCGTTTATTTCCAGTT